AACATACTCAGGGTAAGGTTGATTCAATAATAAAAACTTTATTGTTGGCTACAAATAGATTGCTTAGACAAGATTCATATAAAGGAATATACAGATAACTAGACAGAATATATTAAATTTTAAAATATTCAGAGTAAATTCCTGAAATTGCTCTTAATTAATCGGAAATAGATTTTATACTATTTTTTGATAATCTATATTGAAAATTGAAAATATATTAAACAATGGTTATCTGTTAATATACTTAGCAATCTTAAGTTTTGAGAGATCATCATCTGATCTAATTGCTTGTGAGTAAATAAAAGAAGATGATCCAGTAACGTCTAAAAGTTTCTTGACACCTCCAGTATCACGAAACAAACCTTTAATACCTCCTGGATAACCTCTACCAAGATGATACTTTGAGTCTCCCTGAATTGCAAATTCAACAAAATCTTCAAATAGCGGATGATTAGCACTATTCTCAATTTGAGAGATCCATCTACAGGTATCCATCTTATCAATCCAAATACCACCGCCCGGTCTTGTCTCATATGAGAGCATACCATTTAAAGTCCTATAGAGTGATCTTATTCCAGGATAAACTCCAGATGAAGAATATTCAGGTAGGAAGATCCTTTGACAGAACATAGCATAATTTCCAAATGATTGTTTATCAGGATGACTTGTCAAACCAAGTTCAGCAGATAATTCATTGGATATCCGAGGAGTCAAACCAGGGAGTAACCAAACTCCATCATCACCACAAACTGTAAACATTCTGAGATGTTCCGGAACATTGAGTCTCTCAGCAGTATAGTGGAAAGCAATGATTTGACACATGCTGTCAGTTAGGTTAGTAAAACCTGAACCAGATGGCATACCACCATTCCGATGTGTAAATAAAGTGTCGGGAGTGAGTAAATCACTAGTAATTAAATAATCTTGGAGTATATCTAATAACCAATGATAATCAGACTGGACCCAAGCTCGCAGACAATCATAGGATGCTTTAACTAACTCAGGATGTAAAGAAGCATCATAAGCAGAAAAGTCAATTCCGATAATTGGCTGATTCAATTCAACACCAAATCTAATAATTCTAGAAACCACAGAGTCGACGATATGGAGTTGATTCCAAGCAGCAAATTCTGGAGTCATACGTAATTCCTCTAATAATGGGCGAAGGAACATTAACTCTAATAAAACAATAGAGTGAGGATACATCCAGACGACGCGTTGTTTTGGTATATCGGTACCACTAGGTTGGCCTCTCCATCCAAGGACACATGGATACTTAATAATCTTACGATTGTTTAAGAAATCTTGTGCTTCTTGAACATATAAGTGACCGAATTCTTTTCCCCTTTTGAAGAAAGGCAATCCCCAATTGGTCGATTTCGGACTCATCTGATAAGCTCTATCTAGGGAGATAGGACGAATTCTATGTAAAGGAAGAAGCTTCTTAGTTGTCTCCACAGCCTTCCTAAAACAGTCAGGATCAGGATTCCAAGACTTCTTTGCAAAGTATGGCAAAACAGTACTTTTCCTATCGGCCCATGACAATCTAATTGAGAAAGGAGAAATCTTCTTTCTTTCAGCTAATTCCAAACTAACAAGCTCTGGCGCCAAATCTTTCATTTTAAGGTTGAAAATAGCGTCGAATTTCTCAACAATTTTGGGACGTGGAAGATCCTTGTCGAAGAATGGACTTCTCAAATCAACATTAGATGCAGAATTAGCTCGGCGCAGAAAATGGGTTAGCGCATCAAAGGCTGAATTATCCGATGTAAATTTGTCTATTACTTGACGGATACGATGGGGTAACGCATGTTTCCTATTATTTGAGCTTTTCATTTTGCTCCCATTAAAGTCAATATCATTTTCTGAATTTGAATTAGGAATAACAAATTTTCTTCTTTCGGAAGATTTTGGTGGGAGTTTATTGTCCATAGTAAGAACGAGCAAAATAAATAAATATAAATTTT